CTTTATACTGTTATTGGCAAGAATTATTTTCTTGACTTTTCTATCGCTTCGAATGTTTCACGTAAGGTAGGTGGCTTTTCGTGTTTAGGGTCGTACTTACACTGTATTTCCCGTGGGTAGTATTCATTTATGTTCATCCAAACATTATCCACTGTATTGTTAGGACCGTGGTATATACACAATTTTTCCCCGTCAATTTTACTACATCCCTTCAGTCTGCACGTTACATACTCAGGCCACGTTTCTGCGTTGACAGCTACCCCCTTGAGAAACAAAACAAAACCAAAAAGAAGACCTATACCAAACGTAACCATGACTATCCACGCTACGATCTCTACAAACTTACGACGGCGTTGTCGTTGTTTATACAAAGTTTCTTGGCGTTGCTTACGAATCGACCCTTCCATACGAACTAGTTCGTCCCACTTAGATTTACCAAGTGTTAATCCAATCCACTGTTGTAACTCTCTGCGCTGTGATTCAGCCTTTTGTTTAGCAGCGAATGTTTCCATCGCTTCTTGTTCCACAGACTTGCCAGCAAATAGCTTTTTAAATATAGGCGGGTTCTTCGCTTCCTTCTCCAGCATGTCCAAGTCAGACATGGCACCCATCCAACGAGACAGGTCAGACGCCATCGACTCAATGTCACGGCCTACTTGGAACCCCTTCTTTATAGCTCCAAATGCGGCGGATGCGGTAGCCATCGCGCTAATCGGGTCCATCAGTATACCTTTACGTTACCTTCCGTTATAAATTTTGGCACACAGTATGCCGTCAAGAGATTGCCTTGCTTGTGTAGGGTCTGTGCGTACCAGACACATTCGTTGAGGTCTTTGAAGTGCATGTCGTTGCTGACTAGCTTTTTGTCATCTCCTATTCCTACAAAGACAAACAGGAGAAAGACGTGGGTCATCGTTTTGTTTTTTTCTTTTGTTGTTCTATAAATTTTCGATATACAGCGGCAGCGGCATTCTTTCCTGCTGCCTTTGCTCGTTGCTCCATAGCTATGGCAGCTTGTGTCTTGTGAGCGTGGGATCGTCCAGATGCACGTATCTTGCTTACAGATCTACGTGCTTCGGCAGCACTAACAAACTTTAAACCGTGTATCGTCCCTTTGGGATTTTCGTCGGTGTACAGATCACTGTGCTTTTTAGATTTTGCGGGTTGCCCCTTTTTGCGGGGTATGCGTCGGGCTGTCATCTACAGACTTCCCGTCTTCATAGCCTCTGCCAACTTGGTGGCTCGTGATTTTACCTGACGTGCCCAACGCGAGTCGAGCATTTCGATTGATGCGGTATCGAAGTCCCCTGCTTCTACTGCTGCCCACATTTTCTTAAACTTACACAGACGTGGAACACCCATGTTGAAAGCCATGTCCATGAGGATAAGTTGTCGTGCAGCATCCAGTTTGTATACACACGGCTTCGCTTTGCACAGTTCTTCTTCTACAATTTTTATGTCATTTGTAGCTAGGTACTTGGCATCTGCCTCGTTTATGCCATTTGTGTACACAACAGCCATATTAGGTATGTCCATGTACTCTAGTTCTTCTGGTGTGATGCCACGATCTTGAAGGTTACGACCTATGCCGATAGTGTCTATGCCCAAGCTGTCTTCGTACACAGTGAGGACCATACCCTCGTGTTCAATCAACTTGTACAGGAATGTATTTCTGTCGTATTTCATTTCTTTATCGTATGCGTGTGCATTCATCGGGCTTTTCTCCCACGGGTGACTCCCCGTGTTTTCCATCTTAAACATAGACATCTATACTTCTTTTGCTCCTACTACAGTGCATTTATAAGTTACTGATTTCCAATCGCCGTCTATAGGTAATTCTTCGTGAAGGGTTTGCATCTCAATACACATGGGTTTTTCTTCGAACCACTGTATTGTTTGTGTAGCACAAGTTTCTAGGGAACAAACTGTCAGCATAAGTGACCAAATCACTTCCATGGCTTAGTGCTTCTCATGTCCTAGCCACACCGCAAATGCACCTGTCATGGCCCCCGTGACTACACTCACCAGACCTGCTTGTGCGTTCGTCGGATCTGGTAGGAGCATAAACCACTCCACTACCCGCCAAGCGGATATTGACATCATAATCATCATCAAGCGGGGTAGTATCTTCCACTTGAGGAATCTTTCCATCGTTATTTCTGCCATGTTTACTTCTTTCCAAAGAACTTCGTCGCACTTCTAACTCCAAAGCTTGCAGCAACAATAACGCCCAAGCTGTACTGGTACCATTGAGGCATTTGCTCCAGTTGCTGAAATCCATGTGATACGACATCTTCCATCCCCGGAATGAATGCTAGTATGAGGGGCACGGAAAACAAGATTACCAACCACTCGTCTTTCCACGAGTTTTGACTGCCTTTAACTGCAGCTAAGTCCCAGTCAATCTCACCCGTCGCCTTTTTTTCCATAATAGTCGCTTCAGCCTTTGCCGTTGCGACCTTTGCCAGAGTCTTAGCTTTCTTTGTCTCAACCGTTCCTTCAAGCCACGTACTCGCTAGTTGTGTGATTGGACCTACAAGTAGGTTTAACATTTCCACCTCTTTCGTGCTTGGCGCAGTCTGCTGTTAGGATTCTTTGCAGCTTTGGGGAACTTCTTCATCTGTCCTGCAGATCTAGCACAAAAAGATTTACGTCGCTTCGCTGCTTTACTTCCGGGCTTCACCTTACCAGTCACAGCAGTCTGTAGTTTACTGCCGGGGTTTTTGCGTCGGTATGCAGCTACCCCAGCCTTTGTCATGCCAGCCCCCGCTTTCGTAGGCCGAAAGTTCTTTTTATTACGGGCTGGCATATTGTCAGGCTTTCTTTTTGCCACCAGACTTCCTCCTTCTGCCAGACGCAGTCACGGACCACTTAACCTTGCCGGGTCCAGTCTTCTTCGCTGCTTCTTTTTTGCTGATACGCCCTGCAACTTTGGCTGGTCTACAGGCAGGATAGGGACGCTTCTTCTTTTCAGCACCAGAACGTCCGCACTTCTTGCCAGTCTTTACATCCCGCCAATCTTCCTTGAACCACTTTGTCAGGCCGCCCTTTGGTTTAGCCATCAGGCGTACGTCCCACCGCGTTTCTTGTACGTACGAACGAGCCAAGCATTTGCATACGCCGAAGGATAAACATCGAACTTACGCTTGGCCTCTGCCTTCACACGAGCGTACAACGCTTTGTTTTTAGGTGTTGCGCTGCCTGATTTTTTCTTTTTAGATTTAATAGGTTTGAATGGTTTTTTCTTTGCCATCTCACTTTTTCCTTGCAGTCTGTGCAGCACGACGGAAGTTAGCCTTACTAGGTGCACCCTTGCTTCCGGGTGTACGCATCTTCTCCCCGCTACCTGCTTTGATACGACGCTTTTTGGCTGCTATGTTGGCATATAATCCACGACGTGCCATGACTATGCCATCTTTACCAGCTTGTAGCCCTTTGCTTT